AATACTTGTTTGCCTGTTATTCTACTGGAACATTTATCATGTACAGCATATCCAATTTCACAACACAAGTGATTAATTAATTCACTATAACTATGCTCTTCACGATAGGTACAAAAGACAGGTTTATCTTTTGCATTAAAATCTAATTGTGTAACAGTTGGGTAAAGTCCATTATAATATTTGCTAGTATTTTTCACAATTTGTGGATAATACCCATGCATTACAACTGTTTCAGATAATGATTGATATGTCCAACCGGGCTGCCATTTTGTAGTTTTCTTCCCATTTTTAACATTATCTCGCAACGTCTGATCTTTAATGAATTGTTGATATTCTTGCATATCTTCATGTAATACTCCAAGATTGCCATCTAATTTAGCAAAAAATACTTTATTTTGCATTTTGCCATTAACTAAAGTAGATTCTCTTATTGTGTCAACAAGTAAGTTTACATTGATACCAACATCAAAAGTTTTTATGCCATCCTTTTTAATTCGACACATCCAAAAAGAAAGCTTGCCGCCATTATAAGAATTACCTGCTGAACTAATAATTTCGAAAGAAAAGTCTTTGTTTTCTATTGTTACCATTTCAGGAGTTATATCATGATCCCAACCTCTCGCCCAGTTAATTGCTGTTTTTAATTGAGCATCATTTCCGGTTTCAACTACAAAAGCTGTAGGGATCTTATTGTTTTGATGGCGATAGCATTCATATACTATAGTAATTTTATCTAATTTCTTCCATATGCTCATCGTTTAATTTCCTTTCTTCCTTATAATCTTTATACATAACAATCCAACCGATCAACAATGCAACCCATACAATTAATAATACAATATTTACTACTGTAAGTACCACATATCCCGTCCTGCCTGTTTCGTTAAGTGACAAAAGACTCATTACTGTAGAAAAAATTGTAAACAGAATCATCAGAATTGATTCAATTATTTTATATTTAATTATTTTCATGTTGCTGCTCCTTTTTATATACTGTAATATTTACATCAATATCCGTAAAAGTGTCAAAAATACGGAGACTTACATCACTCCAATTCAATTTATCAAGTCCACACCCAATCTTTGGCATTACAATTTCTGTAACATAATTTTGCATCACATATATCTTCAAGCTATCTAAAGCATCTTGTAATGTAGCTAATGTAGGTTTATCATAGCACTTTGCTTTTGTAACAAGGTTATAAACTCTACACCCACCCATCATAGATGCCGGCAAGCCATAACCAACTCCTTCCCAAACATTCATCGGATATATTGAACGAAGTTCTGCCTTGACACCTCTTCGAGCGAACTCTGCAGCAATGCCAGCTCCTAATTCAAAATCAGCACTAATACAGTGAACATAGAGTGGTTTTGATCCGGCAGTAAATAAGTCTCCGTTTATCTCTTTATATGTCATTTCTTAATCTCCTGCTTTAAAATTGTATAAAGGTTTAATAATCTTCTCAATGGTAACTGTATCACCAATATTATCTATAATTTCTTGCATTGGCTTATATACCATTGGAGCTTCATCAATCGTTGCATAACTAATAGAAGTTGTATAAATACCATTCATAGAAGCTTCAAAGTCCTCAAGTAAAATTTGTTCTTTAGCTTTCGACCTTGATAACAATCTGCCTGCACCATGAGGAGCTGAATAATTCCACTCAGGATTCCCCTTGCCAATACAGATAAGTGATCCATCTCTCATATTCATAGGTATAATAAGACGTTCATTCTTCTGTGCAGATACAGCACCTTTTCTTAATATCATAGCATCCATATCGATATAATTATGCAAAGTACAAAACTTATTAACTATCGTTAATCCCATATTTGAGCAAATAGTATCAAGAATTGCCTCACGATTATATACCGCAAACTCTTGCATAATTTTCATATCGTGAATATAATTATCAAATAAAACCCCTTCACAATAAGCAAAATCCGGATTAAAATTCTCAGGTCTTATCTTTGCAAGTTCTTTAAGTTCAGTTTCAATATCCCTTTTTCTATTCTCGGCCTTACATTTTTCAATTATTGCATCACGTTTATTTTTACCAAACTTATTTGAAAGATCCTTAAATGCTGTTTTTTGATAATATTTAGCAACCTCTTGCCCAAGTCGTCTTGAACCTGAATGTATGACAAGATATTTATTACCATCCTCATCAGTATCTAATTCGATAAAATGATTACCACCACCAAGCGTTCCGATAGATTTATATGCTCTATCCGAATCTATCTCATTACATAATAATTCATTAATATGTATCTTCTCGATAAATTTATGCTCCGTTTCTCTAATTTCAAATCCTGCAGGAACATATTTATGTATCGTTTCGTCGAGCATAATAGGATCAATATCAATCTTGCCAAACTCTGCCACTAACATTCCACATCCGATATCAACACCTACTATATTGGGTACCACTTTGTCTTTTATAGTCATAGTAGTACCTACTGTACAACCAGCTCCGGCATGAACATCAGGCATAATCCTGATTTTAGATTCAGCGAAAGTAGGCTGATTACAAAACTGTATTATTTGTGAAATAGCTTCTGGCTCAATATCATCAGTATATATCGTAGCACTATTATATTGTCCATCAACCGTGAACATTTAATCTTTCCTCTCTTTCTCGTAATATTTTGTCTATCCCATCCCGAACAGCCCGCAGATGAAAGTCACAAATCATATATGAATCGTACTTATCGCCCTGCACTATATTAGTGCGAGGACAATTTACACATTGTTGCTTATATTGTTTACAGTAATCCCACTTTTTCATTCGTCATTCTCCTTAAGTATTTCCATAATTCTTCTTGCTTGGTCAGCCGTGAGCTTGTCGTTATCGTACACCCAATTAAACACATTTTTACATTTTCTAATATCACTTTGGTCATGTATAATCTGTGTTATTTCAGGTGTTAATAATTCAATATATTTTCGTCCATATACCCAAACACCACTCGTTTTTTCATATCCATTCGAATCAAATGTCATTTTGCATTGCTCAAAATTTACAGTAATATCCCCACGTTTAGGAGATATTTTTTCAATTATCCCGACATTTGAATATAAATTATTACAGCTACTTAATGCAACCTTATCGCCTACTTGAAACATTCCTTTTATATCCTCCTGTAATTAATTTTATTAACACAGCAAACAGATGGATAATACCACCTGCCATAAACACAAGTGCGCCATATATACAAAAGAATATATATAATGGCCAAAAGAATATTATACTGCTACCCCATATATATTGTTCTTCCTGTTCAACAACTTTAATTTTTCTGTTAATTAAAACAAAAATGACTGCAATTACAAAACCAATTAAAAGATATAGTAAAGATTTTTCCCAATTCATTTGTTACACTCCTTTATATCACCTTCCTTATATTTCTCACAATTTTTTACCGTGCCTAACACTGTATCACATTTAAGCCCAACGGCACATTCACATTCCTCGCCTAATACAAAGCCCGGATAACTTATAACATGAACACAATTAGCACAGGTAGTACAACCTCGTTTCTTTTTAGCTCGGTTAAATATTTTCTTAAACAGAGCTTCGTCTTGTTTCTTTTCCTCTTCTGTTGGCGCAAATGTTCTTCTGAAATCACATAACATTCTTATTCTCCCACTAACTCTTTATAAATCTCATCTATGCGTTCAAAATGCTTTCCGGTTTTAACGGGTTTATGTCGATCGTTTTCTGTACATATTCCCAAAAGTTTATTAAAACACTTGTAATATGTATAACCATCCTCACCATGTTCTATATAAATAACAATGCTTTTTGAATCAGCTCCGTAACATATCACTTCATCACCAACAATAATCTCATCGTCCTTTATCTCATTTTGTTGAGCTTCTTCCCAAGCCTTAATTTTTTCAATGGCTTCAGAAGCTGAATACTTTTCAGCAAGATTATAAAAAGTCCCATAATAAGCTTCATCACCGAACACATTAAGTGCTAAAGATTGGTCAGGAGAACTTAACTTTTTAGCACACTCCCAAGCCTCCTGCATAGCTTTTTCACATTGTTCCGATACATAGTTATCAAACGCTTTTGACTCAGCTATTTCCTGATTCCTAACACCTTGATCATATCCTTTATCATAAACTTTACTTAAAATCTCCGACATTTGCGGAATCTGTGAATAATTTTTAGTCATTATCTTGCCTCCCTCTTATGCTCCTGAATTAGCTATTAAAACAACTTGTTCTTTATTTAGATCAACCTCTGTAATCTTAATGTTACTTTTTGCAAAATCATCCGAATTACATCTTGCAACTTTTTCAGCGTGAAATGTATCAGATGCAACAACTACCATACTATAATCTTCGCACCAAGAAATATGATCATTACGTGTTACTAAATATATATTCATCTTTCTGCCTCCTTATCCAAAATGTTTAGCTGCGTCAGCTTCGTTATCATAACATTTACAACCCCAAAATGTTTGATTTTCCGAATCATAGTACTTTTCAAAGCTTTCTTTACTACACCAATTCTTAACCGCAATTTCACAAGCCTGTTCAAAACTTTCAGCCTTAACCCTGCCTATAAACTCATGTGTTTTGGATGCTCCGGTGCAGTTATAACCTTCCATCCATATATCATAATTTTTAGTCATCTTTTTCTTCAACTTTCTGTTCTTCCACTGTTATGTCATAAAATCCTAATTGGGCCAATTCATCGAAAAGGCGTATCATCTCATCCTCTGACAACCTTGCACCATTCTTCGCTTTAATTATCACTTTCATCACTTTCATTTTCTACCTCCCTCTTGTTTTGTACCTATGACACGGCTCATTCTCAAGTATTCTTTCACAATCATAGGTACATATAGGAGTACCACCTTCACCTATCTCGTAATTATGACAATCGAAATCACAATAATTATCAAAACAGGAAGGTTCAAACTCTTCCCGTGGCTCCTGCATATTTAGTTTAACTTCACCCTTATCCGCTTCGATTACTTTTAAAGTAGCATTAGATATACCGACTTCACTTATCCATTTTTGACAGCTAAAACTGAAAGAAGCGAAAAATTTTTTTGCCAATTCTTCATCAAGAATAAACAACCGTCCATGCCCTTTCGGGAGGACAGTGCCGTTCCTAACTGCATCGGCTACTAATTGACTTCCAGCCCAAACATCATTTATCATATTTTTATACATTTTTGCCGAAATCCTAATCACAACCTCAACTGTTTCCATCTGTATCACCTGCCTTATATTCAGCATTCCACCACATTGTATGTTCCATTCTGTCTTTTAGCGCTAAATATCCACGATCATTAAACAACGCTCTTATTACTTCTCTATTAGTAGGATTGTCGGGAATATTTATTATTGGGCATTTCTTTGGACGCTTATTCCAATTAATATCGCCTACCCCTAAATTACACACCGTCTCACCAGTAACATTAATTTCATGAGTAAACGAACAATATTCACAACTATATGGCACATCTTCATCTTTAATTATTATCATCTGATACCTCCTCATCTTCTCTTTTATTCCACTTCTCAATTAATTGCTTAAATATCCTTATAAAATTTTCCGGTTTTGTTTGATTTGAAAGCTTAAGTGAAAACCTGCAAAAACATTTATTATTTATACAGCCAATTATAATTGATCTGCTTCTCTTATATATCTTTTCACCAAAATCAGCTTCCGAACCACAAAACGGACAAGATTTAAGTTCTACTTTTTCGTCTTTCAAAATATCTTTTATCATTTAAACCCTCCAAAAATCTTATCAAAAGCTTCGCCAAAACCACTTTCAACCTTGTGTTTACCTTTACTATTTCTCAGCACATTATACCCGGCAGCTTTAACTCGGCTTAAATAATCTGAATAACCTTGGATATCTGTCCAATATAATTTATTTAATCGTTCCGTTATTTCTCGTATATTTGGCATATCATTTTACCTCAATTCCTAAATCTTCAGCTAACATTGGAGTACCATTTGCTTTAAACATAACAGTTATACCTGAATGATGACCGTTGTCATACTTTAAATATATAACACGAGTCTTTTTGTCAACAACATAGTAATAATTACCATCATCTTCACTTAATGATATTAAATCGGGCATAATTTCTTGAACACTTGTTGTTGACCTTACACTATTATCTTTGCAGCCTGTCAGCAGTAATACACATATCAATATCAATATTATTTTCTTCATACCCATACAATCCTCCTGTTCAACTCAATAAATTGATCCATTCCCATATCTGTTGGGGAGCTTTTCTTTGGCATTCCTGTCATATCTATGTACCCAACTCGATTTTGCCAAAATGGATTTCGGATTTGAACTTGTTTGCACTGGTTGGACAAACAAGTTTTATCAATACCTTCATCGAAGGCAATTACTACATCCACACCAAGTGATTTAATTATTCTTGCTTGCGCTTCGCTAATATCATGCCCGCCAATTGCAAGTATCAAATTGAAATCCCATGAAGCAGCTTGACATACAGATTTTTCAGCTTCTACTATATATGCTCGCTGTTTTTTTACTATTTTTTCACTATTTTCTCTTAGGCCATAAACCACTAATGACTTTGGGTAAGGAATATACATAGACCATCGTTCATCCATAGGACAATCGCCATTATACCTGCCCTTTGCCCCAACTAAATTTCCATTGAAATCTCGTATTGGAATTATAATCCTATTACTTTCAAAGTCTAATCGGATTCCAAACTTCTCTTGCGTTAAATAATCAACCCCATCTTTAAACCACATCTGCGATAAAGCATCAGGTGGTGGTAACGCTTCTTCAGGATAAGTTTGTAACGTGTAATCTTTTTTCTTACTATACAACGAATGGTAAAAACCTTGGAACGGATAAGTAATCGGAACTTCCTTATAACGAACAACCTTTGCCAGCCACTCAAGAGCTTCAGGATAGTTGAAATCTTTTTCATCCATAACAAGTGTTACAATATTACCTTTGCGCCCTCTTGTAAAATTCTGATATAACAGCCCTTCTTTTAGGATTGATATCGCTGACCGATTATCGCCATCAAGATTACTACATTGTATATACTTACCACGATCTCTCGTCTCTTCATGGCCTAAAGCAGAAAGGATAGCAAGAATATTTTCTTCAGCGTTTTCTTCTATCTTATCTAATAGTTTAGCTGCATCCATATTTTCACTATCCTTTCATTTCCTTATATTCCTTTGTGATCATTAACAATTGTACAGTATCCAATTTCTAACCACTTGTTCCAAACGCTATCCCATTTGTATAAAATGCATTTGGCGTTATCATCGTTTCGTGTCTTATCAATAAATGCCACAACATATAACTTATCTTTGTCGAGCGTCAAATATACCGGCTTGTTATTCTCAAGCTTGTATGGCTTACAATCATATTTTTCACCTGAGTACTCATCCCACCAAAGCTTACGAAGCATAATATGTTCACTTACAATCTCTTTGATCTGCTTCGAATTACTTAAACATCCTGCATCTAACCACCTCTGATTGGTAGTATATAAAGCCAACTGGAATGTTAGAACAAGGCTCCAATTCTCTTTAGCTACAAGATTGAATATCTTACGGCTATTCATTAATAGTTCTAACCATATCTCGTTTGATGTTGTATCATCACCCTTGTAAGTATCCCAACAGAATACATTCGTACCGTATTTTCTATTGAGCCTCTTCATCTCACGCATTACAATACTTGAGTTATTACCAAAAAGTTTAACAAAGAAAATTCTTTTGGCATATTTCTCATTAATAATCTGCTGTGCCTTTCTTATCATCTGATCTTCATCATCAGACCACTTACCCTGCTTCAACTTCTTACGTGTTACCTTATAATAATCAAGCTCTTCTGTAAGCACATGAGCTATTAACATATGTTTATATGCCGTAATCTGCATCTCATTCGATAAGATTCCAACAGTTTCAATCTCATCCTTAACTATTCCGAGGAACATATTGAATACAAATGAACTCTTACCTGTTCCGGAATGCCCGGATACGAGGACTACATCACCTCTCGGTAAACCCAGCGTTGTGTAATTTAGTAACGGATATGCTTTGTTATAATTAACGCCAACCGCCTCACCTCGCTTGTATGACTCGACATCATCATCTGTTATGGTCATATCGCTTACCTGAATTTCTTGATTATTAACCAATGATGATGAAGTATTAATGTTGTCAAATAACATATATATGTCTTCGCAAGAGAGCTTCTTCAACGCAGGTATCTTTTCATATGCCGTTGTATACTTCTCAAACACGTTTACAAGATAATTACACTTGTTAATCTGATCGAAGTATGATGTTACATTCTCTTCACTTGTCAGATCCTTTAATTGTTCAATCTCTTTCCAACCACCGTATGACTCATATTTTTTCTTTGTTTCAGGTCTTGTAGATAAGAATGTATCTACGGATAGGTTATCAAAGGTGTTCAATCCGCTCTCTCTTAAGCCCTTGCCTAAATAGTAGTAAAACTGAGCGTCCTTTGTAATCAATGTATCTTTGTTAATGTCTTTATAATCATCATATAGAGAAGGATTCTTCCACAAGCAGAATACAAAACTTGCTTCCAATCTTTCTCTGTCTTCATTTACTTTCGATTTTACTTCTTCTATAGTCATCAGAATAAATCTCCCATAATATCTACCATAGCATTTGTAAGCTCGCTTCTGCTTTGAATAGGCTTCTGCACAGAAAAGTTATTTATATCTTCTTCTGTCGGTAAAGTCTCCTGCTTACGAGCTTCGTTAATAGCTTTTTGTTTACGATGCCAACTATCAGCACCATCGTTTAAATAACTTGAAATCACCGCACAAATATAAGCAACCTTAGAGTTGCTATCTTTAAAGTTTTTTGTTTTAATCATCCATTTAACTCGATCATCAAGCAAAACCATTGTTTCAAGGATGATTTGATATGAATAGTTGTTGCAATCTTTCCATTGCTTAACCTTTTTAAAAAACAATGCCGGAATTATTTTCCCCTGCTGATAATCTAGCCAATCAGCCATCTTATCAGTAATCTGCTTGTAATACTCTTTTTCTTCATCGTTAAGTCTATGTTTCAAGGCTTTTGTCTTAAGCCGCTTTTCCCTTTCAACCTGAGCCTCTGCTTTTTGTTTCTGTATCTGCAGATAAGCAGCTTCAGATGTATAGTAACGATGATTAGGAGCGAGCCAAGCTTGTTCTTTTTCGATACATTCATGTGTATCTAATGCCATCACTAACACGTTCATTCCCCCTTTTGAGCAAAAAGGAGGCGATATTCTACGGAATGAACACCGCCTCTGCACCAGAATTGATTTAACAGAATAACTTATTAATTTCGGTTAACACACCGATTGGCATTTCAGGATCTGAAAGCTTCATCTTACTTACATTTGCCTTTGCCATTATTTCTTTAACTTTTGCTTTGGTATCCGCTGTTGCTGAAGGATACTTTTCTTGAATATGAGCTAAGATATCCTCACGGGAATCTTCAGCTTCATCATTAGCCTTCTGCTCCTTGATCTGTTCAGAAGCAACCTTAGCCTTTTCTACTTTTATCTTTTCCTTTTCTTCCTGAGCTTTCTTTGCATCTTCAAGCTTTACACCATCTTTTGCCTGTTCCTTAAGGATTGCATCATTGACCGCCTGAATAAATGCATCAGCATTGAATGGTATCTGATCAACTATGTCCGCAAATCTTGATTTTGAATCAACTGAATAAGTGTCATCACGGAAGTTGATTACACGGTTTTCACCGGATACAACATTCTTAGATATTGCATTACCGTTGATGTCTTTCTTACCTGTCTCACGCTTAACGATATTTCTATCGATATAAGCCATACCGATGATATCCATCTTCTGCTTAACCGCATTGAAGTAACGCTGTGTAGTTGACGCTGTAAGCATTGTGTAAGACTCTTCGGTCATAACGTCAGTAATATCTGTTCTCTTGATATGAGCAATGATAAATACCGATACACCGACCTCTTTCAGTTTCCAAAAGCTATCAAGCATTAGATCGATTGTCTTATCAAGTCCCTTTCCAAATCCACCGAAAGCTGAATTGATGGTGTCAATCTGCGGTTTACCCTGCTCTCTCAGCTTCTTGTTCCATATCTTCACGGTTTCTTTTTCTGCAATATCACAAAGCTGATCAAATGTATCGATGACTACAACTTTTAAATCAGGATAATCGGTAAATTTGTTTTCCGAAATATCATCAACGACTTCCATATACTTAGCCCAACTATCACATTTTTCAGATACGATACCGGAGATTGCCTTGTGGCCATCCTCTTTACCAATATCAAGAGCAAGATATCCGTCATCACCAACCAACTTCTGACAGATTTCCTTTGTAATAGTAGACTTACCAATACCTGCTTCACCAAGCAAACAGATATTATAACTTAACGGATTCAGATCTATCTGAACCTTATGTCCAAACTTTCCCATGTCTTATACCCCTTTCTCAAGTTCCGAACAACGCATCAATATCTTCGTTGTCCTTAATCTCGTCAATATTAGCTTCGGAAGCTGCCGGGGCAAAGATTTCTGTTTCAAATTCGCCTGCCGTAATCTGTTCAACCTTGTAACCATCTGCATAGTCATCACGAGCATCAACATCTGTAGCGTAGAACCTTGCTACTTTCTGCCCATAAATACTGCCGGACGGCTTAAAATCATCAAGAGTCTTAAGCCCAAGTTCGATCATTTCTTTCTGATTATCTGTCAACTGACTCTCATCAAACGGGACTTCCTCGTTTCCATTGATATAATCACACTTAACAGGTAACGAAGCTACTTCCTTATCTTTAATTTTTATCTTGGCGTTACCATCTTCAATGATAATACCGAACTGCTTAAGGAAGAATGCTGCTCTCTTATCATTATCTTCGTTTGCAAGGTTGATATGTAAGGTTGTCGGAATATACTTATTTCCGTTTACATCCTTAACATAGTTGTGTGAGAAAGCATTGATCGTAATTGCTTTATTTGACTTCCATTCGTCAAGATCAATATCTTCTTTGCGGAAGAATGTTGTAAACTTGACTGTCAGCTTCTGATCAAAGTTTTCATCTTCTGCAACTTCTCTGATACTCTGCACCTGATAACGGAAAGAAATCTTGCCGTTATAAACATTGGTATTAATACCGCCAGTTACAACAAAGACCTTTTCCTTGAGCTTCTCTAAGTTTTCGTTACAGAACTTAATGAAATCATATGCTGTAATAAACTCATGATAAGTTCCGTCAAGCTTAACACTCCATCTTCTGTAACGAGCAACATCCTTAATGATTTCCTCGCTAAGTCTGTCTTCCCAAGCAACGATCTTTTCGGCTCCGTTGCTATCTTTTGTCTTGATCTTATCAGTAACCATACCGAAACATTCAACATATGCTCGGTTATTCTTTGCCGGTACAACCGAAAAACTTATGGTAAAATAGTCATTACCTTTTCCAGTCTTACCGATTCTTAAGTAGGGGTTCTTAGAATCCATTGCATTGAACTCCAACTTACCAATGAATCTGAAACTGTCCATTTTTTTTATTTCCTTTCTAAAATTTTACATACTATATATAGTGGTGGGGTGGATGTGTAAACACTACATATTGTATGTTTCACTAACATAAAAACACATTTTTATTGCTACGATAATAATATAGCACAGATTTTTTTGCTTGTCAATAGGTATTTTAATTTTTCTTTTGGTTATTCTATCCTTTTATTGCGGATAGAAAGTTAAAGTATAATTTGTCAGACAAACCACATCGTCATTTACAGATACAATATCGTTCTCTCTAACGTAAATCTGACTATCATCTTCGCTTCCTATCGTTATGTAGTCCTCATACTGACCTATGGTGTAAACATCTTTCGTCACCATAAATAATACTTCATCCTTGCTGCTGATCGTTACCGTACCTAACTGTCCTGCTAACTGGGTTACTCTTTCTAAGTTCGTCATGCTTCTACTCTCCTTTTCGTATTATTCTGTTTTGTTACCAATCTGTTTACACCTTTGTTACTTTTCGATATACATTCTACCTTCTCCTTTCGTGTTTGTCAACAGAAATTTTTTAAAATTTTTCAAAAAAATGCTTGACAACTCATATGTCAAGCAATATAATGAAATAAAACTGATTTATATAATGTTATATAACAGTTAACATATTTAAGGGGTGACAACAAAATGAGAACAATGGGCCAACGTATAGCGGAACAACGTCAGGCACACAACCTTACTCAAGCAGAACTTGGAGATATTCTTGGTGTTAAACGCCAAACCATCTGCAAGTGGGAGAAAGGAAAGGCTAAACTGATTGACCGCTTCAAAGTTGACAAGATGGCTGAGATATTCAACTGCGATCCCGGTTGGCTTATGGATATGCAACATGGTCAAGTGACCGTTACTTATGCTTCGGCAGGTAAGGAACCTATTAAAATGAAAGTTTCCGGAAAGCCTATTATAGGTGATACTGCTATGAAGATTAAGTATTATGATGTTGTAGCCAAAGTAAAACCTGAATACTACGCTACTGCCATCAGCCTCTTGAAAACTTTAACTAAGTAAGAAATGCTTTAAACTTTGTAATATATGCCGAGATAGACGCTACTGAGCCATATGTATCATATGTGGCTTTGATAGCGTCTGTTATTTTTTGACCACTCGCTACCAATTCCCTTATCATATGAACTCTGCCTGACTCTTTTAAAGCATTAGAAGTAAATGCCGGAACATCATATTCCACTTGTATCTTCTTCAACTTCGTATACAAAGCTTGAGGTTTAACTCCTGTACCACAATCTCCCCTTGATACTACCTGTTTAACAACCTGATCAAGACCACCTGTCATCTCATAATACAAGTCATTTCCGTCATCATCAGTTCGAAATAGATATTTGTAAGTTTCCGCAGCTTCTTTTGCATACTCATATAGTTTGGATGAATATTTAATCTCACGTTTACCTAACCTTACCTTTCCATTTTTAAAATCAGACAACTTTACATTGATTATTTCTGACAGTTTGTCTCCGCCAAATCCTTCAAAACAAGCAAGACATAAGAACTTATCTCTTGGATTATCAAGACTTTCCGTTACTTTAAGTAACTCTTCCCTTGATATAATACGTCTGTCTGCCATTTCTTTATTTATACATAATAGTAAAGTGTCCAGTGAAAGTTCGTCATAATGATTTATTCTGTCTGATACCATATCTTCCGACACACACCATGCCGTATATTTTCTGTATACACTATGAATATTATATAAAAAGTCAACAGATGGTGTACAAAATGATTTATAGAAATCTATAATTTCCTTTGTAATCCATTCCGATAGATCTTTGCCTAATATATTTTCATTTTGTTCTGCCTTTTTAAAGCAGGCTTCAGCGTTTGCGTTAGTTCCACCGTATTCTTTGTTTAAGTATGCTTCCTTGCGTTCGTTCATAAGAACACCTCCTCTCTTACAGCAAACTGTTTAATCGTCTTGCGGTTAACAGCTCGAACTTTTCTTCTTTTTCCATTTTGAAACTCTTTTCTTTAGCTTCAGTATAAAGCTTTAAGCCTCTCAGCCTCTTTCTTTGTGCTAATCCTAAGAATTGGATTGTAAAGTTTGTACTCCATTTTTCTCCGAGAAGCGACTCAACTTCATCTTCAACTCCTCGAATTATTCCTAATATTTCCTTTGCAATAGCAACTATCTTAGGGCGATTATATGTAACATGATTGTTAACATATAATAAATCTATTAGTCTAATAAATAGAGGTTCGTTAATAATTCCGTTTGTACCTATTATATTATCTTTCAGTTCATCCTTTATAAATCGACATATCTTAACACCTATATCGTTCTTGTTCATTGCACTTACATCAATCTTGGATAGTGGTGTACGCTGATCCTCTTGATAGATAAACTGTCTTGCATCCTCTTCGTCTTTAAACATGATGCGAATTTCCATTGGATAATCAAAATTTATATCGTTATTGGAGCAGTTTGATAAGGTAATATATCTATGATAACCATCAAGCAAGTCAAATTTTGTCATCTCGTTTATGGTTAACCGCTCATCATGATAAGTAAAATCCGTATCCGGTGGAAGATTTAGCGTTAATGTATTCGGTACAAAATCTCCGTTAATAAACAATTCCGACATTCTAACGATTGCCTTACGATTCAAGTCTATACGGTAATAACCAAAGTTATTACCTTGTTTTAATACCAAACTTCTCTGAGTCTTTTCATTATAGTCTATTAACTGAGCGTCCCGAAGCTTCATCAATTCCCTTGCCGTTGTCTTTCCAATATACTGTTTGTCTGGAACAATCTCGATCATATGACTTTCAAAAGTAAATGGGAACTTGATATTCTGAACTACGTATTTATACTTGGAATATTTCTTAACTTCGCTTTCAGTAAAGAAATTTGTGATTTTCATTTCAAGTGTTTTGGCTATTGCAAACAAAAGTTCCTTTGGAGCATCTTCCATATCGGTTCGCTGTGTTACAACATCGCTTACCATACCAAGCGGGAACCCATATTTTTCATTTACTATTTGGCATACTTCTTGTAATCCATTACGTTTCAAAGTTAAATCTCTAAGAGTTACCCTTATTTCAGAATAAAAGTCTTTCTCTCTAACCATAGGTACACCTCCTCTCTTTTATAGTACAATTTTCATTTTGGTTTGTCAAGCCTAAAAAATTAAATTTTTCATAATTTCTGACGCCTCCTTTTTCTCTTTATTGTCTGTTACTATATAACGCTGAGTTGTTCGGGTTTGAGAATGTCCAACAGATCTCCTGACAAACTCAATATCATGTTTTTCTTCATATAAAATAGAGCAGAACCCAGCTCTTAATTTATGTGGAGATATTGAATACCCTAAAGCTCCGTCAGAATACTTTTGCACAATTTTAACAATTGCATTCCCTGTCAACCTTTTTCCACTATCAGAGATAAACAAAGCTGAAGATTCGTTTCCATTTGGAATTTTATCCCGATCTTCCATCCATTTGTTAATATAAGCAGCTACATCATCTGACAAATAATAAATATGATA